GCGGATGTAACGCAGCGCCTCGGTCCAGTCTACCACCTTGGTGCTGGTGCGCAGCGACTTATACGCGGTGCCATGCACGGACTTCATCGACTTGAGCCCGGCTTGGTTCATCGCTTCGAGCATCCATCCCTCGAGCACATTCATTGCGTCACCGTAGGGTGCCAGTTCCTCGGTGTGTCGGGCTTTGATCTCCTTCACCTTGTCGCGCAATCTGACGTATTTGTCGATCATCGTGTCGGCGGTCATGCGGGGTTTGTGGATAACCTCAGACATGGTGTTGATACTCCTGGAGTTAGACGTGGGGCCAAGTGTTCCTGTTGATGATGAGTCCTATGGTGCCGACTGAAACATTGTAGCGTTGTGCAAGCGCAGTCAGTGTCCACTTCCGTGTCGTACTACGCCCGCGTCCCCAATCACGGCCGATCGGAGGTTGGTACAGTTCGCGTATCTTGATCACTTGCTTCTCTGTTAGCTTCGCCCATGGCAGCTCTGATCCGAACGGCTGTTCACCATGCAACTTACGATCATGCATGTTGGCTTTGCGGGTGTCGTAGCGCAGGTTCTTTAAGACGTTGTTCTGTTTGTTTCCGTCGTTGTGACAAACCTCTTTACCCTTCGGCGGCGGCCCTACGAAGGTCAGCATGACCAGCTGTGCCACCATCTTCACGAAGCGTTCGCCATCGATGCCAAACGTCACGAACTGATAGCCTGCCGGCGTGACGGTAAGCGACATATAGCGTTGCTTCAGCCTAAGCCCTCGACTGGTCACGCGTGGCAACGAACGCACGCGCCCCTGGTCACTGGCTTGATAGTGCCCCTCGAAGCCGGGGATATCTTTCCACCTTTCCATGTCAGAATGCAAGAGGCTGTTCTTTAAATAAACTCAGCAAACAATTTTGCATAGATTGTTTCGATTTCAATCTGGCATAGGTGGCGCGTTCGACGTGAGTGCCTATCATGTGCACGATGTACGTGACGTTCTTCTGTCCGGGTCGGTTGATGCGGGCGTTGGCCTGTTCGTAGATCTCGAGGGATTGCGTGGGCGAATACCAGACGATGGTGTCGGCCTGTGTGAGCGTCAGCCCATGTGCCAGACATTGCGGGTGTGCTACCAGAATATGCGGCGAAGGTCCAGCCTGAAAATCATTAAAGATTGTGTCACGTGCGGAACGTCCTACCCCACCGTGCACGACGGCGATATCATAGCCACGCTTGGTGAGATGCGCCGCGACGCCATCGAGCGCGTGCAGGTAGGGCACCATCACGATGGACTTGTGATCGGTCTCGTCGAGCACTTCCTCCAACGCGGATAACCTGCCGCCCGAGGGTAGCGCGTATACCGTCTTGTCGTTGGCGTAGAGGTACCCGCAGGATACCTGAAGCAGTTTGTTCTGCAGCACCCCTTCGTTGACGGCGGTGATCTCCTTGCCCGTGTGCGTGATCATGCGCGAGCGATCGTACATCAAGCGATAGGCTTTCGCGGCGTCCGTCTCGAGCTGTACGTGACGATCCACGTAGCTGCACTCGGGCAGCTCCATGACGTCCTCGCGGGTGTAGCGCACGCTGGGGTTCATGCCCGTGTGCACGATCTCATTGGCCTCGGGCCGGGGCACCCACTTGAAGCTGGTGATGCGGCGCATGGTTTGATCACGGAACGCGACGAACGACCGCGTGGTGTTCGCCGGCGTGAGCAATCTCATCTGCGCCCAGGCATCGGTGGGTGCGTTAGGGGTGGGTGATCCTGTCAGCCCCCAGGCAAACTTCGTGGTGGTGCTGTTCACCAGCTGGGCGGCGAACTTCCAGAGCTGCGTGGTACGGTTGCGGTAGATCGCCAGCTCATCGAACACCACGATATCAAACCCGCCGCGTAGTATGTCATCGCCCATCACCCGCAGCCCGTGATGGTTGATGACGCATATGCGCTTCTGCTCTCGCAGCACCTTGAGGCGCTTGTCCTTGTTCCCGTACAGAATACGCACCTCGGAGGATAGCCCGAGATCGAAGAACTCTTTCTCCCATACTGGTGTGAGTGTGGATAATGGTGCAACCACCAGGATCCGATGGGCGAACCCCATACGTATCAGGTAGTCGGCGGCGTATATCACCGCCCGGGTTTTCCCTGTGCCCATAGAAGATAGCACATAGCAGCGTGCGCTCTCAGCCAAGAGCGCAGCGGTGGTGCGCTGGATGTCCCAGGGCTTGGTGCCCCTCCAATCATAGCGCGTGAGGATCGGGCTCGGCACCATCACCCCCAGGTTGCGCGCGACGCGCGCCTCCTCGGGCATGTTGGGTAACAAGAGCATCTTCATGCCCCGCCACTCGAAGATCTTGGCGTGGGGCACGATCGCCGCGAGCGCCGGCGAGTGTGCCACCGCCACGTACTGCCCGCCGTTGACGACGAAGGTCTGGGTTGCCGGGGTGTTGGCGTTCACGTCTCACTCTCCTGGGTCAGGTCATCCAGCAGCACGATCAGCCCGTCGAGATCCGCCTCGCCGGCGATCACGAAGGTGCTACCTCCCGCTAGTCTGATTTGTTCTAGCACGTAATCCTGTCGCGGGGTAGGAACTTTGCCGGGAGCCTTGGCCTCGATGCCGAAGAAGTGCCCCCGGTAGCAGCACAGATAATCGACGGTCGTCGCCCCGTAGCCGGAGGGCACGGGCATGAAGTAGTAGAGGTTCTCGTAGGATCTAAGCAGCTTATTGATCTTGGATTTGATTCGACCTTCGGGGGTTGTTGTCATCCACGCATACCTTGAGTAGGTTTTCCATTGAGAGGATACGTTGAACCATTACTTTTTCTTCGCTGGCGACCACGTTATTCTCATGCCACCATATGGCGCCGACCATCAGCACGTTGAGCACGATCACCGCCAGCAGCGACGGTGGCCAGCCGGTGACCAGTGATTTGGCAACCGAGACGGCACCCTCAACCATCTTGTCGGACATAGTCCACCCTCCCGAACACACGTAAGCGCGTCCGGCGCCGGTGGATATTACGTAAAGTTCACGGACACTCCAAGGCAATTCGCGCGACGTGTTCGTCGGAGGGGAAGGCATCCACGTCCTCGAAGATGATAGTTTTGCCCTTGGTGAAGCGCACCTCGATCCGCAGCGGGTCGCGATACAGGGACACACTCTCGATCTCCACGGTCAGCCGCATCGGCAGTGCCACGCTGAGCTTGAGCAGCTTGGCGTTCATGCTGGTCTGCGTCGGGTCCACTACACTCAGAATATCGTTGCGGAAGTTATCTGTCACGTTTCGCTGGCCGCTGAGCCAGGAATTAGTCGCTGCCTGCGCAGCCAGCTGCGAGTTCAGCCGCATTGCTGCCGGCAATGAATGTCCACCCAGCAAACTATGCAGGCCGCCACCGAGGATCGGTGTAAGTGGGACCGAGGCCATGCCCATTGCTACCTTCCGTTGAAGGGACAGGACGTTACCGCACACCACCGCCGGCACAAGCCACCCGGGTTGGGCGGGTAGTGCTGGGTCTGATGCGCATCGAGCAGCTGGTTCACCCGAGGGAGCATGCGCGACCAGATCAGGGTGATGTCACTCCGGGAGTAACTTTCCTCTATATGTTCACCGTAAGCTGTGAAGATCAGCGCCGCCTTCACGTCGGTCACCCGCGTGTCGTGCGCCATGAGCGTGACCGCGCACAGCGCCAACTGGGTCATGTCGTCGGCAACCTTGCCGGTTTTCCAGTCTATAATAAGCGCCTTGCCGTTGGGCTGTAGCTTGACCACGTCGAGCACGGTGCGGAACCACACGCTCTTGCCGAAGAACTCGGCCGGCTGGAACGTACTGGTCAGCCCCAGGCGTTGTTCAACGTGGATCTCCCCCGGTGCCTCGACCAAGCGCGCGAGCATCCCCTCGTGCATGCCCATGCCCAAAGGCAGGGGCGTGCCGTCCCGGATGCGCGCGGCGAACGCCTCGTGCACCCGATGGCCCTCGCGCAGGTGCACGCTCTCGGGCTCGGTGATGCTCTTGGCGATGTCGTATTCGTAGTACCGGCGCGGGCAGGTGGTGTAATTTTTTAGCGCCGAGTAGCTCCAGGTGAAGGGCTTAGGTGTCACGCCTGCAGCTCCACCCCGTTGCTCGTATTCACCTTCGACCGGGTCGATGTAGGTCGCGACTTATACAGTGCCACCTTCCGCTGCAGCACGTCCCTGGTGAACTGATAAGGGTGTGCGGCACCCTTGGGGGCTGCCATGAAGGCCGCCTCCATGTTCTCCAGCACGCGCTTCAGCTCCTCGGCGGGCAGCGTCAGGTCTTTGATAAGGGGTTTGATCTCGGCACGCTGCGGGTTGGCGAAGTAAAAGCATGTCGCCGCCATCTGCGAACGGTCGAGCCGGGACCCTACCTCGCCCCGCTCGATGAGCTTCTTCCACAGCATGGCGGTCGCCTTGGTCATCACCTGGGTGTCGCTGGCCAGCAGCGCCTTGTACTGCCCCATCACATAGTTCCGATGCATGTCCGTGATCTGGATAGCCCAGCGGGCACCAAAGCCAATGCGCACGAACGCCGCCGACAACCCCCTGGTCAGCTGCACGCCCGCCATCAGACGGTCGTACGCCGGTGACCACCATGCCACGGTGTC